GGAGACGACGCCTGAGCGTGGCCACCGTGGCAGTCTTGGTTCGCAACGAGGACCCCTTGGACTGAGGTCCGGAATTTTTGTTCCGATTCTTTGTCATTGCGCGTATGGGATACCCCTGCAACGATAGGGGGACTATCCATCTCGTTCTCATCCTCACAATTCCCCCACATCCGATCAGAAATCATGCAACAGTCTTCAGGACATAAACCATGAAGAATGCCACAATCATAACAGTCGCAGGTACTCTCGTGAGGGGGTGCCGTGTAGTCTCTCGGCATTTTGGTTAGCACGGAACTATTAAGTTCCTCATGATCGGACATGGGAACACCGTTTTGGACCTTCAAAGAACGAAACCCCATAAAAATATCAATCAAGCGCAGATGGCCGCGAGCTCGGTCAAATGAATCGGGAACGTGAATCTCCTCCAGGTCTGGACACGGGGGCAAGAGCGAGCTGAAGAACTGGACAAAACGGTACTTCTCAATTCCCTGATCACTCAGGGGTTTGAGACGATACTTCCGGGCCAGTCGAATCAGTATCACCTTGTCAGCTTCACCGAGGAAACAAGCGATTTGACGATCGCGCTCCGAGGATTTAGGAAGTTGAAAAGGGTGACTTGCACGCGCCGCGTAACAGATGCGTCCGAGCCAATCGGCGGTTTCGGAAGTTTCATTCCAATCCGCAACGTATGCTCCAGGGCGCATTTTCCATTCCATAAGAGAGGATACAAAACGAACAGAGTGATGAGTAATACCGGGTCGGCGAAACAGACAGAGGCTGGGATCATTCACGAAATGTGCCGCAACAATCCGTTGGATTTTGGTAATTCGTGAACTACAACTTGCCAGCGCCGGATCTACCCCGTATCCACCAAGATGAGTCGGAAGGAACCAATTCGGAACAAAATGTCCAGAAAAATGAAAGTTCCAACGACGAAACGCGGAAGGCAGAGCGCACCGCGATTGGGGATAATACTCACACATCCGATTAAGCTCGGGACCAACATGGTTCGGAAGAGCTCGAGAATCTCCGGTTTTAATATTGTTTCCCCGAATGATGCGAAGGTTCAAATAACCTCTTCTATGCATCTGGCCTTTACAGTCAGATACATAGAATTGGGAATTGATCATCGCAACATCGACGGAAAGATAGTTCTTTCCCTGAGATATTTTGAGACCTGCCGAAAGGGCTGTCATACGAAATATGGGAAGAAAGTCCTCAAAACACTTGAAGACCATATCATCCCCATTCACAAGAACATTAGCCCTCATAACCTGACCCCAACGAAGCAAATCGGATCGCTTTGCACCCTTCCGTCGTCGAGAGCGAAGCCACAGAGAAATGGCATGACGATAGACGGAAAGATTGATGATGCACAAAAGCGGGAAGGACAGAGGATGACCCATCAACTGAGCATCCATAATATCAACTGTCACCGCTTCACGATAGCCCAACTCACCTTTTACTCCGAGTTCGGGATAATGTGCGCGACCATCTTGCAACGACACTAAACCAAGTGCCGCCAAGGGATGTCCCTGAAAACCAGAAAAGGCGGCAATCGTGCCGTCTCTTTTCAGGAGATCAGTCGCAGCTTCATAATCCACCGAACACCAGTGGGAGAACTCACGCGCTCGTTCAGAAATACGATTGATTTTGTCTAATAGATTTTCATCACGCATAGAAGATGCACGATGTGATTTCCAACAATCAATCATCACGCCTTGAAGAGGCTGAAGCGCAGAGTAAAGGTGACCATCACCCTTGGAGATGATCCTAAACTTGCCTGGTTCAGGAATTGGCAAAATAGATACGTCAAGTATCTCCGATTGTTTTGACCGATCCAGACTCGGTGAGTGATAATCCCTTAAGAGCGTTGAGACAGAAATGTCAAGAGATTGCTCGAAAGAGGATTGTCTCCATTCATTCAAACGAGAATTGAGTTGTAACAAGCGGCCCATCTTACTAGCAGAATCAGCTTCAGGTGAAGAATAAAAATATCGATCACCTTCAACGTCAGTAAGAATCAGATGGGGCGTTTCAACAGCATCCGCGAAGAAATCTGGGGGAATCTGGAGAGGCGAAAACATGCTCAACGCACCGCCTAAACGGCGAGAGGCTTGGAGACATGCTGATCCAGAGGGAAGGAATTTCACCGAGCGAAGCTTGGTGATTGAACGGTTAGCAACAAATTGCGAAGTCGAGCGAATCTCATTTAAGAGATCCTCGGGACAGAACCCATGGGGTTCCGACAACCGTTTTCGGTGAGTATCGAGAGCAAGAGCCTTCCGTAGTTCACTCATCTCGGGCCACATTAACTTTGTGCCCTTTTGGAGAGAGTAAAAGAAGGAAGCCGACGACGCTGAGCGACGATTCGCAAGAGCGCGAGCGATACACCGAGCCATCCACCCCGAAAACAACGGCTTGACGATCCAATCAGCCTTTTCTGGCAAATTCGGATCGCCCGTAAATCGACAGAGGTGATAATCGAGCCAATATTTGCAAAATGTTTGCTCGTGATTCTCTTCATCCTCATGGGACACAATTCTTCGTCCCATGTCGCACGCACTGGTGCGGAACCTTGACCATTCTCGTGGTTCAAACCACTCTCCTTTTCGAAGGGATCGGTGTACTACGAATGGCCAAAGTAGGGATTCCACAATTTGGGCGGTGGAGCGCGAAGCTCCAATCTCCTTGTTCACAAACTTGGAGAGAGAGGATATGAGTCCTTCTGCCGAACGTGTGGAAATGTCGTTGGCAGGAACGCCTTCTTTTGGCGTTTTTGTCGTTGTTTGACTCATACCAGCAGCTGCCTTGCTACCAAAGGAATTTGGTTGGCAACCGCGGCGCTCAATGCTACGGGCAGAGCGCGCTGGTGGGGAGGAGTGGTTTTTTCCACCCCCCCCGGACGTGATCAATTTTTGAGATTGC